CTGCGAGCTGAACACCTCGTTGTCATAGACTAGTGACTAGTACGTTACCGGTACTTTGGTAACTTACTAGGCCCTACCCCAAGTTAGCACTGGGGCAGGTAATCACGATCAGGGTTAAAGATCGTGACTTTCGTTCGCGCAGAATAGCGCAAGGTGAAAGTGGCCTCCGCAGAACCACCGCGGAGACCGCCTATCAGGAAGATGAGATGATTCCCACCTTCGTCTAGCGCGATATACTTCTCATCAATAGCCGGTGTCGTCCGTATTACTGGATGACTCCAACTTTGGGTTCGATAGTTATACCTAGTAAAACCGCTAGCCATATAGACGTCTCGCGGCACCCAAAAGGCGCCGTCGATAGTCACTCCGTCCCATTCTTTCGAGATGGGATCCCAGTCTTCTCCGGCCGATGTATCTGGTCGGGGATTGGGGTCGAAGTCAGTGACGAAGTTCATACCGAAAGCAGCCGCGCAGTTCCAAAGGAACTCGCGAATCTGCTCAAAGTAGTCACGAACGTATGACTCACGACGTAGAGTTTGGTTATGGAACCCGAACAGCCTCTCGAATGAATCGAGGGGCTTATTAAGGTAGATAGGTCTGACGTTAACACCCCCATGCCAATCCTGACCACAACTTTCCCGGAAAGGACCTTCTATAAAGGTCTTTCGAGGGTTAGGGATGAAGCCATAATGTCCCAGTAACTCAAGGACACGATGGGCGACGCTCCTACGTACTATGATATCATCACCGTACACCCTAAAATCAGGATGCAGGTTACTTTCTCTGTACGCACTGTGGCATAAAGACGCGAAAATCAGCGTCTCTAACGGAAAGCAAAAACCATTTCCCATACTAGTGAACTTATGGTATGTACCTAAGTACCCGTTCATTTTGTATGACTTACAACGGAGTGAGTCCAGAAAATCGAACCACTCCGGCGGCAACAAGTCCGCAACCACTTCCGTTGCAAGCGTATCTGATGCGCTGCTAAGGTCGATGGTCACGTAAGGATCCTCCTCCTCAGGGTCTCTGCTTCCAAGGAAAGCCATCTTCTGGTTTTTCCCCTGGTCGCTGAGGTCGATGCCGACCCGTAACAAGCGTTGCCGCATGTACTGGTCGACACCCCTCTGTAGGAAGGAGTTGAGAAACGGTTCGACAGCTATCGTTCTATCAGTGACAGCCGTCTTGGGAACAAAAGATATCTTGTTGTATGTTACCAAACGAGTTTTGTCACGGAGCACTTCCTCGAATAAAGCTTTGTCGAGGCAAACCGGCCCCTCTGGGAGATCTTCGCCGCGTAACTCTGCGGTTGGACCCCTAAGGAGAAGTTCGGTCATATGGAAATTACTCCATACTGCTCCTAACGCGTAAGGCAAAGCGCCCGGCGTCACGGTCCAACACTTAGCCATAATTTTTCTGGCAAGGTTGGTAGCATTACCGTGAACGTCGATAGCGGCGCCTCCCGTAATGTCGCATTGACTATAGATCTTAGCGATCGGCGGCCGTAATTCTAGAGAGGAGTCTTCATCCGAAGACGAAACCCCTCCTAGGGTGTAAGCCACATATCGTTTAGCATGCTCCAGTATTCCGGAGTAGCGATCTAGTCCGGTGATGCGTTTATAACGCATACGCCGGTTCACAAGTCTACAACGTTCCTCAGCTTCAAGGAACTTCCTTCTCGCGTTCTCGGTGCGATTAATCTGCACCATCGAAACAGGGAAGGGATACTTGCGAATCAATGCGCATAACTGATGCATCCGATAATGCAACATCGGCGTCTCATACACCTGTTGAGACATAGCATCAGCCCACACCAACAGACTTTCATACATACGGAGCTTAATTAAAAGCAAAACACGCAGTTGAATATCAATATGGTATGGGTTGCTCAGGACTGCCAACGTTACTACCCTCTCCCAAATTTCTCGGGAGTTGAGTAGCTTTCTCGTTTTCCGCATTCGGAAGTTGAGCTGACTTAGGTGCGACATAGTTGTCTCCTAAAAGATGTTTTGACTGATACCAAGAATTACCGATATCAGGCCGAAGTATCAGGACGATGGCGAAAAGCACCATGCCCGAAATGGCGAGGACCCGCATACTGGACCCGTCTAGGTTAGACGGTGATATCCAGGTTTTTAGCGAGCGCCTTAGCCCAGGCAGCGGCGTAAGCCGCAGCCACATCGGCCATCACAGCATCAACATCCGCGGAAGCGGCCCCAACCGGTACATTCATCCAGCCGTCGAAAGTAATATCCGACGTCGGAGTCAGTGCACCAGTAAGGGTCACAGTCTTGACGACTTTGATGCGCGAACGCGCCATCCCAGAAAAGTCCTTAGTGGGCTTCGGTGCCACGCGAGCCAAGGTGATTTCATCCTTGACTGCCAGCGTAGCGGCCGGGCCACGATAAGGGAGCTGATTAGGGTTGGTGGCGACGTCTGCATCGTACGTCTTAGCGTTGATGGTAATAGACATAGGGATAAGTTCCTTATTTACTTGAACCCACTCGCATAATCTGCCGAGCGAATTCGTTGGTGGATTATAGACGCCATATCTGCTAGGCGCCATGGATCACTAAAAACACCTCTCCAGTCGGGGTTTAGACCGATTGATGGGGTACTTATAGTGGGACTACGGTTATAAGATTCAAACTCGTAGGTGTTAGTACCAGAGCTGTCGATGGTACGCGTCGGATAACCAGTATAAGAGGCATTAGACACAGATTGTGTCAGTGTATGCTTAATAATGGTCGTCGTCCACGCACAACGCCTGCTCATTCCAGCTGAAGGTGTAACCGCGGCAATGAACTCGCCAAGGTTAAAGAACCAGTCAGAGATGAAAGATAACGGTGTCGCCTCCCAAACAGCTATAGGAAGGCGGTCGATACCGAAACCGAAGTATTCGGATGAGAACGGGTCGCGTGTATATTCATACAGCAAACCCACCCTGACCTCCACGCTTCGATCGTACGTATAGTACACATCTTGACTCGAATAGGTGCCCGTCTCGCGACGAGAGAGAGAATCAGAATATTCATCAGTGAATTTATCACTGCGGAACGTCTGCCTCTCAGGCACTTTATGTTCAGCCTGTACTGCCAGTAGTAAATCCTCCACATCTTTGATGAGGGGGCGCACGCCATATCGAAACTCGAGATAAAGATCCTCGAGGTTCTTAACGATATTGGCATGTTGCCTGGACCTCAGCTCAGACATCTTCTCCATATTGTTCCTAATATAACGAGAACGAATAGGAGCCACTCTCTTCTCAAGGGAACCGGCAAGTTTCATACCGGTCTTGAAAGGATTACGAAGGTACCCGAGTGTCTCGCGTAGTTCTGCGAGCGCAACCAGGCCTTCATACTCCACGGGTTTAACCCGCGAGAGAGCTTGTGTCGCCGCCATAGATTGCAAGGCGGAAATTGGCATCGGAGGTGCAGAAGGGAACAGCGACGGGATAAGACCCGAAGAGGGCAACGCCAAGACATGAGCGTAACCCAACTGTTCAACCCAGTATTTCTTCCCATTGACGGTTTTATAAAACGTACCGCCAGTGGACGAGATTTGCCGGGTTTCTCTGCTTCTGTACATGGGATTGTTATACAACTCCCCACGCGCAGATTTAACTTCGAAGCCGGGAACCACGCGATCCCTCATAAACTTCCACGTCCCGTTGCTCCCTACTTGGGAGTACGTTGGTGTAGGTTTTGGATTCTGGGTTTCATTCCAGATAAAGGTCGCCCGTTCAACAGAGGATATATTCTCTGTATCGGAGCGTTCACGCGTGATTATCGACATAGCTGCCTCCTAGTTAATGAGTCTCTAAGAGACAGGGATGTGGGCAATACCCCAGGTAGAACAACACCTGGGAACACGGTCACCGTTCCAATAGGTGACCAAGAACTTAAGCACCACCCTTTCGGGGGTACACTTGGGGGCCTC